ATATAGATTATCATTTATATGAGTTGTTCCTAAAAGATAGAGATAGAGCAATAGCAGATTCCATAAATGAATTATTTAAGAACAGATATGATTTATATTCGTACAATAAGAAGGCACTCTACATACTTATTAGAGAAAGAACGGGAGTTCATACTCAATACATAACTAAGGTAGTAGGTAAATTAAAATTAATTTATGTAGAGTTGTATAGAGAGTATAATACAAAAGGTCAGCTAGCGGTGACTTACAAATTAAAGGATAGTAATGGATAAGGATACAGAATTATTTAAAGGAAAAACATTTTCAGATATTATGTCTGATGTTTATAACAATTCAAAAAAGAAGGATAGACAACTTAAACTTCTTATCGCTCAATTAGAACCATTGGTTAAAAACCTAAGCGATGCAACTGTAATTGTTCCTTTGATAAAAGAGTATATGGATGTATCAATCCGAAATGATGACCAAATAGTAAAGCTAGCAGCTATCGTTCAAAGAATGATGAAAGATGCTAACTCAGGTGATGATGGCGGATTTGGATTAAGCGAAGAAGAGAAGAAACAATTAATCTCAAACGCCGAAGCGATAGATAAAACTATCGAATCATTACAACCAGAAGAGGGAGATGAATAATGGCTCGACAGGGTAAGATATCAGTTGGTACTGTACAAAAAATAAATCTAAAAGATGAAGATGTAAATGAATTATATGCAATTCAATGCTTCACACAAACTACAGTTAACCAACAAATAAAGGCATATCCATTTGATATGTCTATGAGAAGGATTCCCTTAATTGGTGAATCTGTAATAATACTACAAGGTGCATCTGGTGAATCAGAACCCACAAAAAGAAATTCAAATACAACATATTATTATTTGAATCCTATTTCCATACAAAAGAATCCTCATAATAACGCATTACCAACATCCAAAACATTAATCTCATCAACCGCAGGTGCTGCAAAATATGCAGCTGCAGCTGCTGGTGTACCTGGTGTTAGTGGTGGAACTGATGATAAGGATTTAGGAAAAGGATTTACTGAAAGAGATGATGTAGGTTCTATACAACCATTTATTGGAGATGTTCTTTTAGAAGGTAGATTCGGACACTCAATGAGATTCGGATATACACCGACGGGGGCTGATACAACTAAAACACCATCTTGGTTATCATCCACAGATAACGACCCAATTACAATTATATCAAATGGTAGAAAGAGTGGTGGTTCTTACAATAAATTTATTATAGAAGATGTTAATGATGACCTTTCATCTATATGGTTAGGTTCATCACAAAAAATAAAACTAACACCAGCCCAATCGGGTATTGGTGGAGCAGATGCTCCGGGTCAATATTCCAAACCATCTATACTAATGAACTCCGATAGAATATTTTTAAATGCTAAAAACGAAAGTGTTATAATAGCTGCTAAAAAAGATATTATCAACTCAACGCCTAATTGGCAAATGGAGATGGATAAGCTATTTACAGCCATTGAAAAGTTAGCAAGTGAATTAAAAGATTTAACCTCAGCAGCCGCTACATATGCAACGGGAGTTGGACCAACTGGACCCGCTACTAACGCTAGTAAGGTTGCCGCTATTCATAGTGATATAAAAGCAATGAAACAATAATATGCCAGCACTTTGGTCAACATTTATACCTGTAGTAGGTGGTTACCTTAACGCAACCACAGAAGGAAAGACTCATGAAGAAACCGCTGAGAAGATAGCATCAGAGTATCATAAAGCAGTAAAACCTTCTATGACATCACTTCATGCTAATATGGTAATGACACAAGCACCATACGCTCCAATTAAAATAGCTATAATGAAAACATTTGATAATATAAGAAAATCTGAGGGGAAACCAAAAATAAACCATTTCACAGATTGGGCAAATGTAACATCAACATATTGGTTATCAACCACAATGTCACCTATACCATTTCATCCAGGAAATATGGCGTTATCAACTGGAACTGTAGGAATACCCGTTCCAATAACCCACATTATAAACAATGGCGGAGTTATACCAGCACTACAGGCAGACTTATTAACAGCATTCTTAGACGGGCCGCAAAAAATTCCATATGGAATTCCATTTGCAACAAAATTAGTAATCGCATTTACCAATCATTTAAAGACTGTTGGTGGATTACAAACTGAATTAGTAACGCCGGGAACCCCTCTAACACCACTTCCACCATTTCCATCACCATTACCTTGGGTTGGATTGGTGTAAAAAGAAAGTTTTTAATATTTATATATAAAGTACACAATTATGAAAGCAAAAGAATTAGCACAATTATTGGAATTAGTAGTAAGAAAGGTAGTTAGAGAAGAACTCAAACCTATCTTATCTGAGGTTAAGAAATCTAAAAAACCCATCATTAGAGAAGTAAATTCTAAAAAGGTGAGGGTTGAGAAAGACCCATTAGATATTAACCTATCAGAAATTCTTGCAGCTGCTCCTCATGTAGAAACAGAACAAAAAACATTTATTAAGAATCCAATGTTAAATGAGATGTTAAATGAGGTTGCAGAAAGTGGTGAGTGGAGAAATCTGAATGATACCCAATTTTCATCTAATCAAGCTCAATCATTTATGCAAGGTGGTTCTACTTCAGTAGTACCAACAACTGATATAGATGGAAGGCCTGTTGATACTAACAATCAAGAAGTAGCAAACGTAATGGGAGCTATGACAAAAGATTATTCTCAATTGATGAAAGCGATTGATAAGAAGAAGGGTAGATAGTGATGGCTAGGGAGAGAAAAGAATATTTCTATAATCCAATAGATTTTGAAAAAGATGTAGCAGTTGGTGTTAAATTACCATTTGGTAAACCCAATGGTTTATTTGCTCAAAGTTATACAACAGAAGAACAGGCAACATCTAATTTAAAGAATCTATTATTGACTAGAAAAGGTGAACGACCATTTCAACCTGATTTTGGTTCTGATGTGTATTCTTTACTCTTTGAAAACATAGATATTGACTTAGATGAAAGAATCTCAGAAACACTCTCAGAAGATATCAAATTTTGGTTACCCTATATAGTTATTGATAACATAGATGTTAAAACAGAACCTGATAGAAATTTTGTAAAAATAGAATTAAGCTTTAGGATTACAGAGCAAGGGGCAAACCAACAGATAATAATTTTTTATGATTCAGCTGGAAGTACAATAGAATAGGTTAAAGATATGGCAAATAAAAAGAAATCAGATTTAGTACAAAAGGATGTATCGTTAATCGGTAGAGATTTTGGAGAGTTTAGAAAAAACCTAATTGAGTTTTCTAAAAACTACTTCCCAAATACTTACAATGATTTTAACGAATCATCTCCTGGTATGATGTTTATGGAAATGGCATCGTATGTAGGTGATGTGCTATCATTCTATACAGATACACAATTAAGAGAATCGTTATTAACCACTGCTGAGGAAAATACAAATTTGTTTAATATAGTAAACTCTTTAGGATATAAACCTAAGAATATTATTCCAGCATCAGTAACAATTGATGTATTCCAATTAGTACCCGCAACTGGTGTGGGTGATAATGTAAAACCTGATTTTGATTATGCTATGACATTATCAGAAGGTATGGTTATTGGTTCAACTGATTTTAGTAATGTTGAATTCACAACGATATCATCAGTCGACTTCTCATTCTCTTCATCATTCGATGCAACCGAAGTATCAGTTTATCAAATTGATGAAAGTACGAATGAGCCGGTTTACTACTTACTAAAAAAACAAATAAAAGCTACAAGTGGTAAAGAAGAAGTTAAAACATTTGAATTTGGCCAAGCTAAAATTGAAGCAGATAATTTAATAAGAGTAAAAAACATATCCGATTCAGATGGTGATACTTGGACTAGAGTTCCTTACTTAGCGCAAGATACTGTATTTGAACAAATAGATAACAATGAGGATAACTCAACATACTTACATCAGTATAGTGGTGATACTCCTTACCTATTAGAATTAAATAGAGTTCCCAAAAGATATGTAACAAATTTTGAAGATGATGGAATTATGGTTATTGGATTTGGAGCTGGTATATCATCGAACGCAGATGAAGAAATAATACCAAATCCTGATAATGTAGGTTCAGCACTTTATACAGAACATCAAAATTTAGATTCATCATTAGACCCATCTAACTTTTTATATACAAAAACATATGGAGTAGCACCACAAAACACAACATTGACTGTTACCTACTTAGTTGGTAATGGTATTATAGATAATGTTCCTGCTAATGATTTAGTAAATGTTGTATCAAGTACTACTAATTTTAAAAATGAAATAAATCTAAATAAAAATGTAGTATCATTTTGTAGACAATCATTAGCATGTTCAAATCCAAACGCAGCTGTGGGTGGTAAGACTACAGAATCACAAGAAGAAATTAGACAGAATGCTATGGCATTCTTTGCAGCACAAAATAGAACTGTGACTAGGGAAGATTATGTAATGAGATGTTACGCTCTCCCACCACAATTCGGTTCAGTAGCTAAAGCATATTTAGTTCAAGATTATCAAACTGAAAATTCAAAAGTAGATGGTCAGTATATTAATACCGAAATACCAAACCCACTAGCATTAAATTTATATACTTGTGGATACGATAATGAAAAAACTTTAAAAGCTTTAAATGATGCAACTAAGTATAATTTAAAAAACTATATTTCGTATCATAGAATACTAACAGATGCTGTG